CGTCATCTGCAAGATCATTCATTTTGCTATGTTTGATAAAAACAACGCTGCTTCCGCTTCCCTGCGCCTAAGTAGACCAGCCATCACATGCCCACCTGCCATGTCCCATTTTAAAAACTCTGCTGCTGCGCCCTCATGGTCTCCCTCATTTACTTTTTTAAGTAAAGTTGAGTTATCTAGGTTACGACATCCGCAATTAAAAGCAAAGTCCACCAATGCGTCAAATTCGCCCTGAGAGACTTCAATTTGGAGTTTACTATTAACGTGATCAACTGCCTTTTGAACGTCTTGTAAGAGCAGTTTCTCGGCTTCTTCTTGAGTTATTAAAAGACTGGGGAATACGTCTGCACCTGTGTGACCATAACCAATTGTCCAAGGTGCTCCACCAGTTGCAGGGTCTGGGTAAGCCTGGAGCTTACAACCTTCAAATTGTTCGGTTAACTTTAATCCGTCTTTAGAATAATTCATTTTATTGGTGTTGAGTTGTGCAACATTTCATCCTTTTTCTGACTTCCTGCGCTACTACCAAAGTAAAAAGCTACTACTTGTTCGGCTTTGGCTGACAAATAACCTACAAGAGTTCCTGCCATAGCCGACTCAATATGCGAATAACCCATCAAAGTCCCAAAGATAGTCGCAATAAAACTAGCAACAATGATCAACGCAAGAGTTGGAACTAAAAATGAATGCGTGTTCATTTGCATATTTCTAGCAGACGCTCGGTCTTCAACCGCTAATTGTTCAAAGTTAAGACCTAATTGTTCCTCAGTTTTCTTTAGTTCAAGCTCTGCAACCTTAACTTGCGCTATTTGATCAGACGATAACTTGCCTTCATCGAGCATTTTTTTAGCGTCATCTTGAGAGACTCCCAAGACTTTAGAGACCGCTTCGTATGCTAGACCACCCAGAGGCCCACCAATAGCAGTAAATATCGTAGGTGCAATGCTTTTTAACCAATCCATGTGAACCCCTTAAGAACAGTATTTAGGTAAGTAACCAGTCTCGTGAAAAATTTTTAAACATTCAATTTCTTTTGAATTAATCTCAAACTTTTCTTTAAAACGAATAATTGCAGGGTCTCCAACAAGACTTTTCTTGTAATCCTGGTCAATGTAATACATCAACCCTATGCAAGTGAGTGCAAAGACAAGTATTGCAGCGCATACCACCAGTCTAAATTGAAATACATCTCTGGCCTCTTTGCGTTCTCTGGCCTCTCGTTCATCCTTTTTTTTTGAGCTTTATCAAAATTAACTTTGTCTGCCATTAACTTTGTTCGTTCGGCCTGAAACTGAGTCCACAAATCCTGAAGTTCGGGAGGAGACTCATAAATAAGCATTTGTCTAAGATCGTATTCTGCTTGTTCAAGTCGTTTTCTTCTAAGGACGTTATCAAGTGCAATTGCTTGAAGACTTTTGTTTTTAGGCGGATTTTTCTCAATTTCTTTAGCATGAGCAATAGCCTTTTCTTGATGTTCAAAGAAAGAACCCAGACCGTCCGCAATTTCAGTAATAACTCCAACGGCCTCTTTACCAACCGACTTAGCTTCCTTGTAAAATGCAACACCTGACTTTACTGCACCCAAAGCCATCATTGCTAAAGTAAAAGGGTCTATGATTTTCTCCTATTTATTAACAGAAAAACCATGCCCTGCAAGCCAAAGATAGACCATTCCTACAAATGCAGCAGAAAGCAAACCAGTTAAAGTCCACTTACCAAATGCAGCAAACTGTTCATTAAGCCATTCTTTCAAGGCTTCTTTTACTGCATCTTTTGTGATGTTTGGGTCTATTTCTGGCATGATTTACTACCTGTTTATTTTTCAGAAATGGGCTGAGTAGTAACTATTCTAAGCAAAGTCACCACAATAGATATTGCAATTCCTACAAACATTTGGTCTGTTGGAGATAAAGGTAACAAGTTTACATAGCCTTGTAATATTGACAATACTGCCAAAAACAAAGCAAATAGAACAGTTTTAGATTTAAGCAGTTGGATTAATGTTTGCATTTTGAGCCTCTTTGTAAGTAATAATAATTATTTCATTAAATGCTATCAGTTGCCCCAGTAGGGTCTGCACCATAATCAAGCACGTTTACAGGTGCGCCAATAATCATGGAATACGATACTTTTGTAAACGACATTTGTTATTCCTTAAGCTATGTTAGCTGCTTTTAGTCTTGCTCTTAGGGATTGAACTTCTGCTACCAAATAAGCAATTAACTCTGGTTGTGATGCGTCAATCATTTGATAATCAGGAACAGTTCTTGTGCCCATGACCGCAGGAGTTGTGATATTACCTTGCTCATCTTTTACCGCAGGAGTTACTTCATATTCTTCTTCTTTGGTTGCATTAGGTTGTCCAGTTACTGCTTTAGGTAATACTTGTTGAATTTCATCTGCAATAAATCCTGCATCAGAAGATCCATCTGCAACCCAAGTAAATGCTCTTGGCTTAAGAGAATCAATTACTGTACCGCTATTTGTTAAATCAACAATGTTAGTTTTAAGTCTTCGGTCTGATGTGGTGTTGTATGCTACTGCTGTTGTGCCGTTTTGTGTAATAGAACCAATTACTGTGCCGTTGTAGCAAAATACGTTATATCCTTGACCTGAATTTGAACCAGATAAATGATTTAAAACAAGTTGCGTACCACCAGAAAGTGAAAAATAACATCCATTTAAATTTTGTGCACCAGTTGATGTTTGTCCCAAAAACCAATTACCACTATTATCTAGTGTCATTGCTTGGGTAAATGATACTGTTCCCCCTGCTGAACCTGATGGGGCTATTAACCAAGCATGAACACCAGAATCCTGATAATACCTAGTGGCGTAATTGGTGTTGGCATAAATAAAATTTGTGCCATTGTAGTAAGTATTTGCTATGAGTTGAATATCAGCAGTAAAACCTGAATTCCAAAGACCACTACCAGTCTTTCCAATCTCAAGGGCTTTACCAGCTCCCCAAGCACTAGGAGTAACTCCTACACCTAAGTTACCATTAGTATCTAATATTGCATTGGTTGTTCCATTGCTTTGTAAATTTAAATTATTACTTGTTGTTGCACCTATAGTAAGTGATGTAACAGACAATGCGCTAACAGCTCTACCAGCAGTTAAATTAGCAACAGTGACGTTACTAGTAACACCACTTTGATTTAAAGGAACAACTTCACTACCTGTTAGCGGTGTTGATGCTGCGGCAAGTGCTGAGATTTTCTTATTTGCCATTTAATGCTTTGTAAAAATTATGTTGTTAGGAGTATTCATTTTATCCTCCTACACCAAATAATGAAGCACTCATGTTTACTGTATAAGAACTGGTATTTGTTATTACTAATGTGCTTGTTGTTGGATTAGTTACTGTGAAAGATGCTCCACTACTTGTTCCATTGTCTGTACTGAGTAAATTTGCCGCAAATCCATTTTGTTGAAAAGTTCCTACAAAATAAACGCTACTTGTTCGGTTTGCCGCAGAGGATACATTAAAAGATAAAACAGTTAATATAAATGCACCAGAAGACATATTCAAAGTCAATGTACCACTTGGTGCAAGTGATAATTGTTGACCAGATATAACAACAGCATTTCCTAAATTTTGCAAATTAGCAGTAGATTGAAAAGTACCACTATTGTAAAAATTTCCATAATCATCAATTGTGACACCACTACTATTTCTACAACTTAAAATTCTTACATTGTAAACACCAGAATATTTTGCTGGAGTAGTTCCTTCAAATGAACAACCTTGGAATGTAAATGTTGGAGGTGATCCAGACCCTGCTGCGGCTGACATTCCAGCAGTATTGAAGAATGAAATTGTTTGAGACATAAATTGGCAATCAATAAATGTCATTCCTTGCCAATATCTACCACTAATAAAATAAGAATCTGGATTAAAATAACAACCTATCCAACATACACCTCTATTAGCATTCCCATAAGCAGAGCTATTTATAACAATTGTAGAAACAGTATTAGAATATAGTTGGCATCCAGTAAACACAATAGTGTTGTATGATGCACCAGCTAATTCAACTCCACCAAAAAATCCACAATTAGTAACGCCTGCATTTTGTGCGCTTATTTGGAATATTCCACTACCAATCCAAACATTATCACATACAAGCATTCCACCAGAGCCATTAAAATAAAGAGCATAATTGCCATTTGTAACACCAGCCAAACGTAGACCAGATATTTTAGAATCATTATTTTGATTCAAATTCATTGCATTAGTTTGGCAACCTGTTACATAAATGTTTTCAAATATGTTTTGATTAGATGGGGCAGCTGATGGATTTCCTCCAGAACCACCTGCCCATGAAAAATCAATACCATAACCTTGGACATTATTGCCATTAACTCCAAAATCTTTATATTCAACTGAGGCTAAATTATTACCAGTAATAATATATTGACCTGATGAAAATCCTGTAGTCTTTGCATAAAAAACTGATACTTCTCTACCTTCCCCATAAAGACTTGATAATGCCTGCCAATTTGAATTTGCAGGAGTTGCATGTCCAGTTCCATTTAAATTTAACGGCCCAGTTAAATAATTTCCAGCAGGAATAAATAGGGCTTTACCAACAGAAATACAATAATCAATTG